ATCGGTATTCGCTCTGCTCCTGCGGCGATTGGAAATGCCGCTCTGATTACCACAGCAACGGGATACCTTACTGCGGACGCGGACTTCTGAGGACATTCACCATGCAACTCATCTACTCAAATCCCGAAGAAACCACCATCACGGTGACGCTCGACGAGGGCGACGTGGGGCTTGGCGATCTTGTCGGGCCGACCGTCGCCCATGTCCCGAAAGATCCGCTGAACCGGCACTACGCCGAAATCGCCAGAAAGAAGATCGCCGTCAAAGCTCACGAAGCGCCCGCGCAGACAGAGCCGCGATGACCGTCGTATCCGTCGTCCTCGCGCTCGTGCAACTGACCGGACCCGATGGGAAGCAGCGGGTTGACATCAACCCGAGTGAAGTGACCAGCATCCGCGAACCGCAAGGCGTCGATAAGGGCCACTGGGCCAAGGGAACCAACTGCCTCGTGGTGATGGCCGACGGCAAATTCATCACCACCAGCGAAGAGTGCGCCGTGGTGCGCCGCAGGCTCGGCGAAGCCGACAGGAGAACCCCATGAGCCCGCTCGGTCTTATTCTCGTGGTTCTCCTGATCCTAATCCTGTTGGGAGGCGTTGGAGGTCATTACGTCGGCGCGCCGTGGACGACCGGCTATGGCTACGGCTATGGCGGCGTCGGCGTGATCGGCGTGATCCTGATCATCTTGGTCATCCTGCTCGTCATGGGCAGGATCTGAAGGAGGAAGCAAAATGCCCAATACGCCCAACAAACCGCCCCCTGGCGCGCCGGGACACCCGGCGACGCCGCCGCCGCCCCAGCGCCAGACACCGCCGCAGCAGCCGCAGCACCCGACACCATCACACCAGCCGCCCGGCGGAGCGCCACAACAGCCGGGACAGCCGCGACCGGGTCAGCCGCAATCGCATCAGGCCTCGTCGGTGACCCAGCAGAAGCCGACTGATCCCTCGCGCGACACGCCCTTCTCTCGCGACGAGCTTCCGCCTTCGCCGCTCGAAACCCACCCCCCGAGCGAGGCCGAATACGGGCCGAACCGGCCCCGGCCGGGCGACAAGGACTGGGTGGCGGGTTCTCCTGCGACCGACTACGAAGCCGAGGTGACCGAGAAGGAGGCCAAAGCAAGACTTGCCGCCGGAAAGGTGATCTACGACGAGTATGGTCGCCCCACCGACAACCCGGAGCGCGCCGGTTCGGAGGGCCGCGACGAGGCGGGCCGCCCGGCGGCCCCGGACCGCGACACCCAGGCGCGCCTGCGCCATGAGGACGAGAGCCGCCGTGCGGCCGAGGCCGCAGGCAATCTGGCGGATGCGCCGCGCGAAGCGCGCGACCGCGACGCCCCCAACCGCCCAGCGAGGTAAATCGATGGCTCTTCCCATTCCCGGCGGCGGTCTTCCTCCTGGCGGGCCGCCCGGGCCCGCAATTGGACCGCCTCCCGGCGCTGGCGGCGGCATCAGCGGTCTCTTGGCGTCGCTGGCGGCCTCGCACGGGGCCCCGGCGAGCCTCACCATGCACCCCGGTGGCGGCGGTCCTCCCCCGATGCCGCCAATCGCGGGCGGAGGCCCGCCTGTAGGCGCTGGCGGGCCTCCAATGGGGGGAGGTGGGCCGTTGCCGCCTCCTGGCGGGGGCTTAGGCCCGCCTCCGGGCCTGCGCGGGCCTCCAGTTGGGGCTCCAAGACAAGCTCTGGGCGCTCGCCCGACGATGCGAGCGCCCGTGGCCAAGCGCGCGCCCGCGCCGAAGATCAAAATCAGGCCCTCGCCGGTCAATCGGGGCTGATTTTGAACGACTTGAGTGAGCTTCGCGGCCTTCTTGAGCGCAAGAAAGCGATCATCAAGGCGCGCGAGGATCTTATTTCGTTTGCCAAGTTCATGATGCCCGTCCCAGACACGCAGGACGACGTGTCTGCGAGCCTGTATCGGCCCGCCAGACACCATCTTGTGTTGGGCGCAGCCCTCGAGGAGATCGAGGCAGGCCGTTACAAGCGCTTACAGATCACCATGCCGCCCCGACACGGCAAAACCAAGCTCGCCAGTCATCTGTTTGCCGCGTGGTTCGTCGGCCGGAACCCCGAAAAGTCGATTATCGTCGCGACTTACAGCGAAAAGTTCGCCTGGGATCATGGGCGAGCGGTCAGGAGCCTGATCGAGCACCCTTTATTCGCCCAGGTGTTCCCCAACGTGCGTTTGAAGCAAGGATCTGCGTCGCAGGACCGCCTGGAGACCGAACAAGGAGGGATTTTGTTCTTTCTCGGCCGGGGGTCGGGCGCGACCGGGCGCGGAGCCGACGTAATCCTCATCGATGACCCCACCAAGGACCGCAAGGAGGCCGATAGCCCGACGATACGCGAGGATTTGTGGAAATGGTACACTCAGGTGCTCCAGACCCGCCTGATGACGAAAAATGGGGCCATCGTCGTCATCCAGACACGCTGGCACGACGACGATCTGATCGGTCGGCTGACCGATCCGGCCAATCCATGTTATTCGGAGGCCGAGGCGCTCAAGTGGCGGGTGATCGACATGCCCGCCATCGCCCGCGACAACGACGTTCTCGGCCGGAAAGCGGGCGAGGCCCTGTGGCCCGAGCGGTTCGACCTCGACTACCTCGACACCATCCGAACCACCGATATTCGGGGCTTTCAGGCCCTTTACCAAGGCCGTCCCACGGCTGAAGAGGGCAGCTTCTTCAAGGCGGTTCACATGCGCACTTACCCGCGCATGAGCGCGATGCCGCATCGCGACAAGCTTCGCTATTATGCCGCGAGCGATCATGCGGTCTCGTTAGAGCAGGGACGTGACAAAACGTGCCTCATGGTCATCGGCGTCGATGACCGCGATCAGATTTGGGTTCAGCCCGATATTTTCTGGGCGCAGGCCGACACGAATACCGTGATCGAACGCATGATCCTGATGATCGAGAAATACAATCCTCTGTTTTGGTGGGCCGAGAAGGGGCATATTTCCAAGTCCATCGGGCCTTTTCTCCAGAAGCGCATGCTGGAGAAGCGCACGTTCTGCACCGTCATCGAGATCAATCCGGTCAGCGATAAGCAGACCCGGGCGCAGAGCATGCAGGCCCGGATGTCGATGATGAAGGTGTTGTTCCCGGTGTTCGCGCATTGGTGGGCCGAGGCGCAGTCCGAATTGATCAAGTTTCCGCACGGGTCGCACGACGATTTCGTCGATACGCTTTCCCTCTTCGGGCTTGGCCTCTATCTTCAGCGCCGTCGCACGCCCGACCCCAAGCCGGAGAAGACGCCCAAGTTCGGCACTCTCGGCTGGGTGCTCGAAGAAAGCGCGCGCGAACGCAAGCGCGAACGTGAACGCGAAAAGATCGGGGGCTGGTGATGGCTCTGGCAGACACGCTCTCGCCGAACGGGATCGAGCAGGCTTACGCAGACACGCCCAGTCTGTCGCTCGAACAGTTGCTGGGCGTCGAAAAAGCCGAGGACCAGGGCAAGCAGGACTTGCTCGACCGCGACCCGCCCGATCCGCCGGAGCCGCGCAAGCAACTGGTCGATCTGTGGACCGACCGGGTCAAGCGCGCCAAGAAATATTGGAACCCGGTGTTCGACCGGATGCACGCCGATCAGGACTTCGCGGCTGGCCTTCAATGGTCGAAGGAGGAGAAAGATGATCGCTACACGGCGAATTTGACCCTTCGCATCGTCTCCCAGCGCGTCGCTTTCTTCTACGCCAAGAACCCAAAATTCATCGCGTTCCGGCGCAAACGAATTCTCAACACCGTGTGGGACGGCGACCAATCGACACTCATTGCGCTCCAGCAATCCGCCACCGAGATGAGCCAGCAGGTGGCGATGGGCGCGATGGACCCCTCGATTGTACAACAAGCGCAGCAGACCGCGATGCCCATCCTTCAGGACGCCGCAAGGGTCAAGCAGGAAGAGCAGCAACTCGACAAGATCGCCAAGACGCTGGAGTACCTATTCCGCGCCAACATCGACATGGCGACCTACGACTTCAAGCAGATGATGAAGATGGCGGTGCGGCGCACCTCGACCACCGGGGTCGGCTACGTCAAGCTTGGGTTCGAACGCGTCATGCAGAAGAAGCCGGAGATCGAGCAGCGCATCGCCGACATCTCCAATCGCCTCTCCACGCTGGAACGCATCTCGGCCGACATCCACGACGATCAGACCGACGAAAATGGGCCCGAAGCCGAGCAGCTTCGCCTTCTCTTGAACGATCTGAAGACCCAGCAACAGATCGTGGTGCGCGAGGGCCTGACGTTCGACTATCCGGTTTCGACCGCGATCATTCCCGACCCCAAGCTGGTCTCGCTACGGGAGTTCCTCGGCGCGGACTGGGTCTGTCAGGAATTCATCCTCTCGCCCAACGACGTGAAGGAGATCTACGAGGTCGATGTTGGCAAGAGTTACAACGCCTACAAGGGGGTCGATGACGGCGTCACCGTCACGTCGCGTTCCGGCTTCGTCGTATTGCAGGACAAGACAGCCAAGACCGAAATCAAGGAAGGACCGGATGGCCGCTCGTGTTGCGTCTGGGAAATCTGGAACCGCAAAGATGGACTGGTCTACACGATCTGCGACGGCTATCCCGACTTCCTGCGCGAGCCTGCCTCGCCCGAGGTCTACACCGACCGCTTCTGGCCGTGGTTCGTCTTGATGTTCAACGAGGTTGATCACGAGACGCGCGTCTTTCCGCCCTCCGACGTGAAGCTCATCCGCGACATGCAGATGGAATACAATCGCTCGCGGCAGGGTATGCGCGAACATCGTCGCGCCGCAAGGCCGAAGACCGTCGTCGCCTCGGGCATGATCGACAACGAGGATCTCGAAAAGCTCTCCAACCATCCCGACAATGCAGTTATTGAACTCAATGGGCTCCAGCCAGGGCAGAAGGTCGATGATCTTCTCCAGTCGTTCCGAGGGCCACCCATCGATCCCAACCTGTACGAGACCGAGCAGAACTTCACCGATATGATGCGCGTGTCTGGCATCCAGGACGCGAACATCGGCGCAACGGGCGGTTCGCCTTCGGCGACCCAGTCGAACATCGCCGAGGCTTCCCGCGCCACTGCGATGGGCTCCAACATCGACGACATCGACGACATGCTCACCGGCATCGCCCGCGCCGGATCGCAGATCCTGTTACAAGAGTGCTCAGTCGATACGGTCAAACGCATCGTAGGCGAAGGGGCCGTGTGGCCCGAGATGAGCGCCCAGCAGATCGCCGACGAGATCTGGCTTCAGATCGAGGCGGGCAGCACGGGACGCCCGAACCAAGCGCAGGAGATCGCCAACGCCGAACGTCTCTTTCCAATGCTCATGCAGCTTCCGGGCATCAAGCCCGAGTTCCTGGCCAAGGAACTGATCAAACGCCTCGACGACAAGCTCGACATCACCCAGGCGTTCCAGAGCATGCTCCCTTCAATCATCGCGATGAACGGCATGGCGTCGCGGCTTGGGCAAGGACCGCAAGCGATGGGAGGTCCGATGGACTTCCCCGGCCGAGGCGCTGCTCAGGGCCCGGCGGGCAGTTCGAATGCGCCACAAGGGGCTCCTCCGGGGGCGCAAAGGCCTCCCGACCAAACGGGTCGTCCGCCGCCGCCGGGTCCGATGCCCGGGCCCGTC